TTACTTTCCCTGTGCCTTCAGCTTGTTGTAGGTCTGGTCTGCCTGAAGGGCTGCGGTGGTGAAGCTGTTGTTCTTCCACCACGCGACCAGCGCGGCAACGGTTGTGATGCCGGCGGTGACCAGCTGCTCCACGGTCTGGCTCTCGATGGGCAGGACGGGCTTGCCCAGTGCAGACAGCACCTGATTGGTCAGGGCCAGCAGCAGGCAGGCGGTGCGGGCAATGGTGCCTGCGGAGATGGTGGGTGCGTTGTAGGTGTGTGCGGTCATAGTCAGGTCCTTTCTCCCGGCAGCGCCGGGCTTGCATTTAATCGCGGATGGGCAGCGCCTTGGCCCGGTTATAAAGCTCGGTGCCGGTGCCATTGCCGCCCAGCGCGTGGTAACTTTGGTATAAGTATTCGAGGTTCTTCAGGCCGCTGGCATCGATCCAGCCCTGTTGGGTGTAGTAGATGCACGCCTGATACAGCCGGTCATGCATGATGGCCAGCAGGCCGTCTTTGATGGTCTTGTACTCGGTTACTTTCTTTACGAGGTAGCCCCAGCCAAGACCCAGCAGCCAGATGGCTCCCTCCATCCAGTGCGCGGAGATGTACGAGAAAGTCTGCTGCATTGGTATCAATCCTCCGAATCTTCAATGTTATCTTCCCACGCCTGCTGGATGCGCTGGCCGTTGGCACAGACTACATCCATGGTGGCATCGGCCTGAATGTTCGTTGCAATCAGCGCCTTGTCCATCATGCTCATACCGAAATAGCCGGTGAACACTTCACCCGTTGGCAAAGGTGCGGCTATCGCGAGCTGACTGATTTTGTGCTCTTCCAGTGTAGCTAATACCTCGGAGAGCCACGATGCATAAGGTGCATCAGAGATCAGGTAACTTGCCATGTTATTCACCTCACAGTGTCCACCGGCTCCTGCTCGGGCGGGTGTCCACATGCACCCAGCCCTTTGCCCGGCCTGCCTTGACCGGGTAGCGGCCAATGCCGCCCCAGCCGGGCATCACGCTTTCAGCGTAGGCGGCCACAGCCAGCGGGTCGGTGTCCTGCACCTGAATGTCAGCGGCCCGGCCCAGCAGGTGCTGGCTGGATTTAGAGCCGCCCACCTTTGCGTTGTGGCTGGCGGTGCGGTAGCCGCTGGTGATGGTCACGGGCTTGCCGAAGTGCTCCCGGATGCACTGCAGCAGCACCACAAGACCCTCGTCAATGAGGATGGTGTCGGTGCCGTCGCGGCAGCGGAACTCCCGCACGCGAAATGCGGGGGAGAGCTGCTTTGCGCCATCCTTCTTCAGGCTGTACTGTTTGATCGCCATATGTATCACGTCCTTTCACGGGGTCAGGCCCCGGTTTTCACGTTCTCTTCCAGCTCCTGATCTGCCTTGTCCTCCGCTCCTTACTGTACGATTTCCTCAAAGCCGCTCTTCACCAGAATGGCTTTCACCTTCTCCTTCAGCAGCCGCGGGCAGCGCTCATACAGAGCCTTTGCCTCTTCCATAGTCTCAGCGAACATAATTTCCTGTGCCCACAACTTAGCCATCATACGTACCATCCTCTCTAATTTTTGTGTGATTCGTTTAAGCATACACAATCTCCGACATTTCCATCAGACATTGCTTAAGCATCTTGTTATCTTCCTGCAGTGCTTCCAGCTTCTCGTTAAGTGCCGGCTCCGGTTCGGGCTGGTCCGCAGGGTCAGGCTTTACTCCGCCGTCCGTTACCTCGTAGCAGCCCGGTTTATCCGCGATGCTCCACAACGTATCGCCCACAGCGCAGGCGGCATTGCGGGTGTTTACTGCTTCCACCATAGCGGTGTATGCATCGCACTGCGCCTGTGTCTCCACAGGTTTTGCAAGGGCATATCCAATTTTGATTTCCATGCCGCACCTCCTTTACTTCCAGCGACCTATGACGACAATACTTCCTCTATACACATTGGATACACATAATCCAGTAGTAGTACGATTGAATACGTAACATTCTACGTTGGTGCTGTAAGTTATGCTGGTGCCAAGAGTAAAACCGGCACCATAATTTGTGTTAGCAAATGGCACAGGAAACGGAAAATAGGGAGTGTAGCCCTTGCTAGACCAGCCGTCGAATTTGAGCCAGCAAATCTGTGTGCCATCGGAAAAACGGATATAGCCATTACCGGAAGCCGCAATGGATGTGGCGGAAGAAATCTTGCTGTCCACCTGCTCCTGCAATGCATTCAGCAACGCGTCCGTTTCAGTCTTATCGTAAAAGCTGCCCTTGTCCACCTTGTTGATCTCGTCCCGCAGCTTCTTGATGAGCGTTGCCGCCGGGATGCCGGCCGCGCCATCCCGCATCACGCCGCAGACGGTCTCATCTGCGCGCGTGTCGTAGATGTCGGCGGCAGTGACGGAAGTGCTGCCTGCAGGGCGCTTGATCTCGGCAAGGCAGAGGTCGTAGATCAGCTCGGTGCGGGTGATGGCCGGGGCCGCGGGGGCAGCGGAGTCCGGCGTGCCGTCCAGCACCTGCAGGCTGGTCTTTTTGGCAGCGGCATCGTAGCGCAGCACCACGCGGTCAATGCGGCTGCGCACGGCATCGGCGGCGGTCAGGGGCAGTGTGGTGGGCTGCTCCATGATGATGCTGCGGCCCTTGAACCGCGCCGGGCGCACCCATGCCTGACCGGCGCTCACCTGCACGCTCAGGCCGCCCTGTGCTGTGACGGAGAAATCCTCCTCGGCGCTGTACACGCCGCTCAGGCGGGTGGCGAGGTAACCCGAAGCGTCGTCGGCATCGTAGGTAATGCCGTTTTCGGGGTAAGTAATGATATCAGCCATAAAGTCCTCCTTTCAGGTCTTGTGCCATGTGGGCGTGCCCAGCCGGATGGTGCGGGTGGTGCCGCTGTCCTCGCTCTGGGTGATGATGTCGGCCACGCGCACCATGGCGGTGTAGCCCAGCTGCGGCAGGCTGGCGCTCAGCACATCGCCCACCTGCAGGGTGTCGTCGTCCACGTCAAACTCGATGGACCCGGTGCGTAGCTGGGCCAGCAGCTTTTCGCCGCCCCGGTCAGCCAGCTTTTCCAGATAGCTCTGGCTGGTGCTGGTCTCGCCGTCCTCCGGCTGCACGTCACGGGCATCGATGTACAGCTCTCGCCGGTCGGAGCCGGTGGCGTTCACATCGCCCACCCAGACGGTGGCGCGCTCGTCACCTTCGCCAGCGCCCTGCACAAGGGCCACGTTGGCGTAGTCGGTGTCGGCAAAGCTCCACCCGGAATTCAGCAGATTGCCCCACTGGGGGCTGTATCTGCGGTTCGGGTCGAAGGTGGGCCGGAAACACTCGAAGAGTAGCTTTTTCGTGCTGCCCTTGCCGTCCAGCACGATGCGGAACCCCAGATCGCACGCCTGCCCGATGGTCTTGCAGTAGTCGAAAATACTGCCGCCGGAGGTCTGCTTTTCAAAGGTGGTGTCAAAGCCGTACTCGGTGCCCAGCGCAAGGCGGGGCCATGGCTTTGCGGCGCTCACAAGGCTGCGCATGGCGGCTTCGGCGTTCTGGTTCTTGATGCTCACCGCAGACACCCGCTTGGTCAGCAGCCATGTTGCCGGGTAGCCGCTCACGACCAAATTCGCGTCCTCGTTCTGGTTGGCGCGGGAGCAGATGCGCATGGGGATGCGGGGGTTCTCGTCGCTGCGCACCAGCCAGCGGCCCTCCTGCAAAAGCTGCAGGTTCTCGGTGGTGGGGCGCACTTCCAGCGTGAAGCTGCCCTCGGAGTAATAGGGACTGTCCCAATAGAGGGACACCCACACGTCCACCCAGCCCACGCGGGCAAGGGTGTCTGCGTCCAAAACGTCCAGTCTCATAACGGTTCGGGCAGGATGCCCGCCTCCATCGGGTAAAAGCTCACGGATGCCTGCAGGTAGCCGGAGCCGTTCTCGGCCTGCATGGAGAGCATGTTATCGCCGGGCTGCAGCTCGGTGAGGGTGCTGTCCTCGTCCAGCTTGGAGAAGATGTTCTCGGTCACGCCTGCCCGGGTCAGAGTGCAGGCCAGCCGGTCAGAGGTGCTGCGGTAGATCTCCAGCGTCTCATCCGGTTGCAGGGTCAGGTCAAAGCCGATGAAGGCCCCGGTCTGCAGATCCACCACCTTGGGGTGGGTCACCGGCATGTCGCACCGCAGGGTGGCCGTGAAGGGCACCGGCAGGCTGCCCTCGTTGCGCAGCACTGCCGCCGTGCCGTCCCGCTTGATGCCGTAGATGTGGCTGTCGTAGCAGACCGGGAAGCAGAACGCCTTTTCGTACCCGCCCAGCACGCTGCTGACGGCATTGAGGTCGTACCAGAAGGGCTTTTCGCTGTAGAGCATGAGTGAACAGCGCGGCTGCGGCGTGTAGCTGGAAAAGTAGGGCGTTTTCTGCAGCACGAAACGGGCAAAGTACCGGTCACCGAAGTACAGGGTGCCCTTAGTGAAGTAGGGCAGCTTTTTGCTGAACGCCCGGGCATTGTCTAGCGCATACGCGCCCCAGAACACCACATCGAGGGTGCGGGACACGCCGGAGACGCTCTGCCCCTCCACGGTGGCTCCGACTTGATGGATGCCCTGCGCGGTCTGCAGGTCTACATCCACCCCGTTCAGCGGGTCGAGAAAGTAAGGGATGTCGTAGTCCCAGCCCAGATGCAGGACGGCACCGGCATCTGTCACGATCTTGAGATGATCCTTAAAAAGCACAGTGTCCTCCTTTCATCGTTTGCGGGCCTTGGCCTTGTCGGCTTCCCAGCGGGCTTCCCGCTGGAGGTCTGCCGCCGTCTGGGCCTTGCTGTAAATGTTCTGAGTGATGTTGGTATCGCCCTCCCGGTGGTAGCTGTTGGCAGCAGACACCACCTGTGCGGTGCCGGATGCAGCCACGGTGCTGCCCAGACGCATGTTGTCGGAAAGCACCAGTGCCCCCGCCTGCCGGATCATATCGGCAAGGGCAGAGTTTGTCTTTTCCAGCGCCTTGGTGTTGGCGTTGATGGCATCTTCCAGACTGCCGGTGCCGGTGGTGATGTCCACGCTGCCCATGCCGCCGGAGCCGGACGAACCGCCGCCAGAGGAGCCGCCGCCGGACGAACCTTTCTTACTGAAAGAGCCGCCGATCGAGGCGACGATGCCCGCGATGACGGCAGCAAGGGCTACGCCCGCTGCGATCATCAGCAGAGCCTGCGGAGTACCAAAGCCGGTAGGGAACAGCGCCGCAGCGATGGCATCCAGCATTGCTACGAACGCGCCGCCGATAGACCCGATCAGACTGCCCAAAGACGCAAGAATCTCCGGGAATGCAGAGATCAGGCCGCCTTTCATGCCCTGACTGATGGCAAGGGCCGCGTTGCTCAGCGGTGTTTTCAGCCCGCCGAAGATCTCCATCAGGGTGGAGCCAAGGCCCTGTGCCTGCTGCCAGACCTCAGAAAAGCCGCCGGTCAGGCCGTGCACGATCTGCCCGCCCAGATCAATGGCTCCCTGTACCAGCTGGTCCCGGGCACCGCCCAGCGCTTTGTTGAGCTTAGTCACGATGCCAAGGGCAAAATCATTGACCTGCTTTTTCTGGTCGGCAGTCAGACCGCCGTAGATGGTGCTTGCCACCCACTTGCCGATGCCCAGCCAGTCCTGATTCTTGACGGCGGTGTACAGATCGTCGAAGGTGCCAAGCACGCCGGTATCTGCCTCGGTCTGCAGCTCCTTCCACAGGCCGTCAAAGGTGTCCGCGCTGGACTTTTTGATCTGCTCGGCCACCTGCACGGTGCCGTCTGCGGCGATGGTCTTGGCCCGTTCGATGGTCACGAGGGCACCGTCCACCACGTCGTCGTAGACCTCGGTGATGACCTTTTTGGTGGTCTCGGTGCCGTCGGTCAGGGTCTCGGTGACGGTCTGGGTGGTGGTCTTGACCCCGTCTGCCAGCGTCTCAAAGGTGGAAGTGACCGTCTTGGCGGTTTCGCGGACGGTCTCCATGGTCTGCTTGACGGTCTCGGTGCCGTCGGCGGCCACCTCTGTGATGGTTTTCACATCCTTCAGCACACCATCCACCATCTGCCGGGAAGTCTCGGTGATGACCTGCTTTTGCTGTGTCTTGCCGTTGGAGAGCGTTTCGGTGATGTTTTCGGTGGTGCGGGTGATCTTGCCGTCGATTTCGGTCGTGGTGTCCGAGATGGACTTGACGACTTCTGCGGCGGCCTGCTTCGTGGCCTTGCTGGCCTTCTTGGCTCCGCTGGTGATGGCCGGGTAGGGGTTCATGGCTGTCTGGCTCCCGGCACGGCTGCTGCCGTTGCCGGAGCTGCTTGTGCCCTTCGGGACCCATCCGTTGTCATCGTCCCATTCGAGGTCTTTGTGGGAGTTGTCCCAGTTTTTCTGATTGCGCTTCTGCGTGTAATTTTGGCGCGAAGCCGCGTAAGCGCTATTATAAGCATCCACCGCAGCCGCTGCACCCTGCGGTAAAGCGGCAAGTGCGGCAGCAATACCGCGGATGGACGACATCAGCATGTTAAGCGTTGTCAACACGCTGTTCACAGCAAAATCAGCAGCAGAACGCAGGCCGTTCATGCAGGTGTTCCAACCGGAACGGAACGTTTCACTGCTCTTATATGCTGTGATGAGCCCCGCCGTCAGAGCGGCAAATGCAGCTACTGCCAGCCCTATCGGATTTGCTGCAACCACACTGTTCAGTGCAGCCATTGCAACTTTGAAAATGCCTGCGCCAGCGGCAGCCTGTAGATTTGCCGTGTTCAATGCGGTAACAGCCAATTTCTGTGCAGTGGTAACCACCGTTGTTGCCGCAATGGTTGCTTTATACCCGGCGAACGCTGCACCGGCAGCGGCCACAACAGCAGTCGCAATGCCGATGGTCTCCTTGAGCTGGGCCATCTTCTCGTCGCTGTCGAGGAAGGAGACCACCACCTCGTTCAGCTTGACAACCAGCTCACCCAGAGCTGCAAACAGGCCGCTGGTCAGCTCACCGGTCAGGGCGCTGACATTATCCTTCAGGGTGGACATGCGCCCGCTGAAGGTCTGGCTGGCTTCCAGCATACCGTTGTAGAACTGCCCGCCCTGACTGGTGGCGGCTTCCACAGCTGCTTCCAGCTCGCTGAAGCTGACCTTGCCATCCGAGATGCGCTTGTACAGGTCGGACATGCTCTCGCCGGTGGCGTCGCAGATCTGGTTCAGCGGGTTGAATCCCGCATCGATCATCATGTTGACGTTTTCCAGCGTGACCTTCTGCGCCGAGGACATCTTGCCGTAGGCGCGGGTCAGGGTCTGCAGCTTTTCGGCGTTGCCCAGCGAGATATCGCCCAGCCGCTGCAGCACGCCGGTGGTGTCGTCTGCCGCAATGCCGAACTGCAAAAGGGTCTGGGTGCCGCTGGTCAGGTCATCCAGCGAGAAAGGCGTGGATGCCGCCATTTTGCGAATTTCGGAAAGCTTCGTTGCGGCGGCTTCCTCGCTGCCCAGCATGACCTTGAAGTTGGTCAGGTAGCTTTCCATGGTGGCGTTGTAATCCACACCGCTCTTGACCACCTCGGCCAGCTTGGACGAAGCCTGTTTTGCAAAGTCCGCGATCATCTGCCCGGCGGCTATCGTCCACTTACTGGTGCTTTTTTCTGCCGGGTCGCTGTTCAGCCTTACTTCGCCGGTGATGCTGAAATCTGCCACTGTGTCCACCTCTCTCCATTCCAAAAGAGCGCGGGCACAAGGGCACAGGCTGTTATAACTTGATCTCTACCTCCCGCTTACAGGCGGGATTTTTGCATTTTACCCACAGGCCATGGGCGGATGCGGCATTTTCTGCCCACACCGGCAGCGCCCGGCCGCAGTAGGGGCAGGGCACCGGGGCGCGGCTAGTGCCGGAATCGCGCGAGGAACGCGGCATCGTGCTCTTCGACCGAAACGACACGGGCGGCACCCCCTCTCAGCTCAGCAGGCAGGGCAAAGCGCTCCTGCAGGTCGGCATAGTGGGCACGCATACTGCCCTCGTACTCGGACAGGTCCATGGTGCGCCAGCTCATGATCTTTGCCATGAGGGTCTCCTCCGGCAGGGCCGCGAACAGCGCACGGAACCGGAACCAGTGCATCTTTTCGCGGGTCAGGTCGATGCCGTAGGCCTGCTGGAACGCCGCCACGATGTAACCGGCATCACACTGGTAGTCGAAGGCGGGCGGCTTTTCCGGGCCGCTGGTGGCAGCGCTGGCCGTGGGTTCTGCGGCCTGCTCTCCGGCAATGCAAAACTCGATGAGATGCTGATACGCTTCCATGCACGCCTGAGCATTGCTCAGCAGCGGCTGCGGGTCCCGGTAAAACCGCCGGACGGCGCGGCACGCCAGTGCCAACGGGTCGTCTCCGGCCCCGCGCCGGTAGACATTGCTCAGCCACACCATGTGCCGAAAGTCCGGGTCAATGGCCCGGCCATGCCATACGGTGGGCAGTGCGTCCGTCAGCAGATCAGACATGGCGCTCCGCTGCGATCTTCAGGGCGTAGTCGGCCAGCTGCTGCATGGCCTCCGGGTCGTCCTTCAAAGCGTCCACCGCGACACGGGCATCTGCCAGACGCAGGGCCCTGTCTGCGGGGTCCTCGTGAATAGTTACCTTGGGCGGCATACGGATGATTTCGTTGGTTTCAACGATGCGCCCCGCCGTCCGGGTACGCTGCCGGGCTTTCTGCTCGGCACGGCGCTGCTGGCGGTTCATGGGCTGGGCGGCTCTGGCGGCATAGCGCTGTTTCTCGGCGGCAAAGGCATTGCCCAGTTCCTCGATCACGTCATAGATGGGTGCCATGTAGTTTTCGTTAAGCCCCAGACGGTCGGACGCGCCTGCACCGAGAATCTCGTCGATGCAGTCCATGGCAATGCGTGCCTGTGCACGTGCATGGTCGCCCAGACGGACACCGCCGCGATGGAAATGCTCCGTCTCCTCGGCGCTCCGGCGCTGCATCTGCTCGTTGGCGTCCTCAAAGCGGTCAAGGTCGTTGGCGTTCATCAGGGAAAATTCAAATTCCTGTCCACAAATAACCATGTTCTGGCTCCTTTCTTGGGCCGTGTGCCGGATTTGCACCAGCTTCTTTTACTGTTTCACGGCATAAAAAATCCCCGTTCCGGTGCGGAGCGGGGAAAGATGCGGGAAAGTTCAGCCGGCGGCTGCGGTGGTGTAGTCGAGCTTGTCGGGGCGAGGCCCCTCCATCTTGCTGCGCAAGACCGCTCGGTCACTTAAAAGCCCCACTGGGGCTTTTATTGCTCCGCAAACGTGAACTCGTCCGGCGTGCCGATGGCCTTCACGTCGCAGGCAAAGGTGGCCTTGGAACCGGCCGCACCGCCCACGTCGCTGGTGACGATGATGGCAGCGCTGCCTTTCTCGCCCTTGCCGGTGCGCAGGCTGAAGTAGATGTAGGGCACAATGATATCGCTGCCGGTGCCGTACACGATCTTGTGGCTCAGCACAAAATCCTGAAAAGCATCGCCCACGCAGCGGTCGCCGTTGACGGCAAGGGTGCGCTGGGTGCCGGTCTTTTCGGTGACGTTGCCGGTACGGATGTACTGAGCATCCTCGGTGGTGGCGTTCAGGGAACCGGAATGCTCCTTCACATGGTCGGCGCAGACGATCCACTGGCTTTCCTTGGTCTGGGTGCTATCGATCTGGAACGCCAGCACAAAATCGTTCGCCGTCTCAATGCCGGTGTAGCTGGCGCTGGGCGTCAGGCCGGACTTGGTAATGGCTTCGGATACAGTCATATCAAAACTCCTTTCATTTTGGCATGTAGTAGGTCAGGCGCATTTGCAGCTGCATCTTACAGCTGCCCGCGCTGTTTGTGACGATGTAGCCGCTGTTCGTCACGGCAATGCCGGTAGGGGTCTTGCCCCCGCCGCAGGCCGAGAGGTCGGGCAGGTTGTGCCGGGCATCTTGCCGCATGACCCACTCGGTAAGCTGCTCGAAAAAGCCGCTGTTCTGGATGTTGACGGCATCCACCTCGCTGTACTCCCGTCTGGACAGAAAGAGGTAATTCTTCGCCATTTCCCAACCGGAGATGTACTCGGTGATGATGGGGTCACCGGGGCTGTCCTCGATGGAAAAGGCGGTGGATTCTTCTTCCAGTCCGGCAATGCGGAAGGCCGCACCGGTGGCTTCCTGCTCGTCGGCAATCAGCGGGCAGGTCTTGAGCCATGCCCGCAGGGCGGCAATGGTGGGCTTTATGGTCTCGCTCATAAGTTTCCCATCCCTCCCCAGAATGTCGTGACGGCACGCGCGCCGTAAAGAGCAAGGTGCGCACCGATATCTGCCAGTGCCCGCTGGCCCCAGTAAGAGCCGCGCAGGCCGGTCTCGCCATGCAGGCAAGTGCCCTGTTCGTGCAGGTAATACTGCCTGCGGGCGTAGGGCGTGTTATAGACCAGCAAGCCCTCGTCGTACTTGCTGGCAAGATTGACGCTGTTCTTCAGCGTGCCGGTATCGAACGGCACATAGCTGTCAATCAGCTTGGCAGCTTCCTGTGCAAGGGCATATTGTGCCTTTTGCAGGGCGGCAGTCTTTTCGGCTCCAAAATCCGGCCGCCATTTCAACTCCATCTGCACGCCGTCTGTCCGGTATTTCCAACCATCAGGCGGCTCAAAGACCGGTTTGGCCGACGGCGCAGCGGGGCCAAAGGGAATGATCTCGCTCATGTTCTCAGCTCCCTTCCACGTGCCAGTGCGGCAGCAGCGGTTCCCGGTCGTCCGAGACAGCCGCCGCTGTGCAGCACTGGTGCGTTTTTTCGAGGTGGGCGTACTCTTCGGCGGTCAAGGCAGCCACCGCGCCCTGCACCAGCTTCCAGCCGCGTTTCAGGGTCCAGTGCTTGGCCTTTTCCGCCGCAGACAGCGCCGCCCACTGGGCATAGGGCAGATAGTCCGCCGTGCACACGCTGGCCGGGATGCGGATGTGGGTGGTGCGCTCCGGGTCCTTGGCGGTGCCGGAGCCGGAGGTGGAGCGGCATTCCCGCCAGCTGCACCCCGGGAACACCCAGCACACCGGCCTGTCGGTCTCGGTGGCAGTGTCGTGGATGAGGTTCACCACAGTAATGGCTGTCTGCATCACAAAATCCCCCTGTACAGCAAATCGTGCGGGTCACTGCCCAGCGCGGTGCGGATGATCTCATAGGCTTCCCGCCGGGCGGCGGCGGTCACACTGGCATTGCTGCCAAAGGTGACGCTGTAGCCATCGTTGGAGACACTGGCAGCACCCGGTACAGCACCCGCCGCAGATGCAGCGGCCAACAGTCCGATAATCTGCGTGCAGGCATCTGCCAGCGCTTCCCGGCAGGCCTCGCACCCGGCGGCATGGCTCTCCGCCCGGCCAAAGGTGGCGGCATCGATCATGCGGGAAGCACGGCTGCACAGCACCCCGAAGGCCGCTTCCGGCACCGTGCCGCCCGCCGCCGCATACTGGTCATAGGTGCAGTAGAGCATGGGACCTCCTTATGCTGCGACGGCAGCGGCGGTCAGGAATGCAAACGGGACTTTGGAGCGGTCGGCGTTCAGGCGGGTGGCAGGGTTCGGCAGTGCCCAGCCCATGCGCATGACCACACGCAGGGCCACCATATCCTGCTGGGCGAGGTTGTAAACGATCTCCTTGGTAGAAGGATCCTGAATAACGCCCTGATCCAGCAGCTTGACAGTAACATCCTGACGGATGGAGTACACCAGCTTCTTGAAGTTGCCTGCGATCAGCTGGGCCTTAGAAGCATCAAAGCCGCCGTTCTCCGGGAAGTACATCGGTGCGCCGTCCAGCGCGTAGGTGGTGGCACCCTGCATATCGGAACGGAACAGGGGACGGCCCGTGGTATCCACAAGGCCGCGCAGCTCTGCCTTGGCGGTCAGGTCGCCCACCACGGCATCCACGCCGAAGCCGCCAGCCTCAACCTTGGAGAACAGACCGTCTTTGCCCAGAAGCTTTGCGTAGTCAATGGGGCCGGTGACTTTGTTCTTGGCCGCAAGGGTCAGAACATCGGTCGTCCACTCGGTGGGGCGCTCGCCGCCGAACAGGATGGCGTTGTCGATCTTTGCGCCCATGGCTTCCCGGACGCGGGGCTGTACCTCGCCCATGATGTCGAAGCTGGAATCTGCCAGCACGGCTTCAGGCACAGGCACAATGACGGCCAGCTCTGCGGCGGTCATATAGACATTGTCCCATTCCTGCTTGCTGGTCTTTTTCATGCCGGTGTCACCGTTGACCCAGTAAGCCAGCGGCAGCATGGACAGCACGGGGATCTTGGTCTGGTTAGAGGTCATATTGGCAAGGCGGGTGCCCAGCTGCATGACGGTGGAGCTTTTGGGCACGTCCTGCTGGATGGTGTTCACCAGCTGCTCCCGGATCAGGGCCTCAGCCTTATTGCGAGCGATTGCATCAATAGCCATAAGAATCAACCTTTCTGGCCGAACGCTGCGCGGAATGCAGCGTTTGCGGCCTCATGTGAGTTTGCAGGCTGGCCGGGTGCGCCGGTCGCCGATGCGGAAAAACGTGCCATGCCGCCGTCCGGCAAGATAGCACTGGGATCACTCTCTTTGAAAGCCTTGACATAATCATCAAAGCCCATGATCTCGCCGTCCTTCATGGCAAAATTCTGGGCCTTGGCATCTGTCAGAAATGCCTTGCGGGCACTCTCGCTGGAAAATTTCAGGCCGGATGCCTTGCGTTCCAGCGCATAGCCCTTTTCGAGGGCGGCGACCTGAGCCGCAGCATCGGTCTTGGCCTGCTCGGCCTTGGCTTTCCACTCCGGGTCGTAGCCTTCCAGTTTGCTGTTTGCAGTGGACAGCTGTTCGGTCAAGGTGGTTTTCTCGGCCTTGAGGGTGGTGATCTCGTTCACCTTGGCCGTGATATCCGCGCCGTGCAGGTTCATGATGCTGTCCAGCTGGTCCGAGGTGATACCCGGAATGATCTTGCTCACATCTTCGCGTTTCACTTGCGATGTGCTCCTTTCTTTTGTCTGTTGGGTGGATAAGTCCCTGCTGTTTTGTATCGCGGTTCTCATTCCGCACGGGACAAGACGGGGTACGCGCCGCCTTCCGCTGTGGTGCCGCTTGCGGGAGTTGAACCCGCCACCCCCGGATTAAAAGTCCGGTGCTCTGCCAACATGAGCTAAAACGGCATGAAAAAACCACTATGAAGCCTTTTTCGGGGCACATAGTGGTTAAAATGGGGTATTTCCGTGAATGAAAGCTTACTTTTTGGGGTGCGGGTGCGGCGTGTATTTGTCGTCCTGCGCCTGCTGCACGGCGGATGCAATCATGAAGAACAGCCGGGCACCGTTCAGCAGAACGATCTCAAGCAGGGCAAGGATCATCAAAACAACAAGAACCGTAGTAACCATAGTGTACCTCCTGAAAAATGGGTAAAAGAAAACCACGGTGCGTGTGCATCGTGGTTCAGTTGATGTTATGAATTACGGCGTGCAACAGTAGATTCTGTCGTACACTGCTTCGCCCTCACGAGAAAGAGCTGTCGGCTCGTCATTTTCGTCAAAGGTCGATGTGATGAAATCATCAAGCTCCAAAAGAAGCTCGTCCAGACTCCTGCAGTTTACAGCGCTGGGAACATGCTTCTTCAAAAAATCCTTGGAATCAGTATCTAAATCTTCAAAACAAAAGGTCATTTTTGCTCACTCCTTGGATTCAGCTGAATCAGCTGTCCCGTGTCTGGGTTTATCGTGACGATCGCTTTGCCAATAAGGCGCACGCTTCGCTTTCCTCTTGAATCCGTTTTTACAGGGTTGATGCGCTCAGGATTCAAAACGGTATCACGCATGGCTTCATAGCCAACACCGCTTCGCCGGATGATTTTAAGGTCATATTTTAACTTATCGGGGTCGACCAATGTGCCGAACATACGCTCCATGAAATGGGCGGTATGTCCAGTAATAACAGTACCATCCGCAGTAGTCTTGCCCACAAGCTCGGTCTGGATGCGCTCGTACGTACTCTTGTACAGGTCAAAACCTGCAAGCGGCGAAAGCCAGCCACTTTTTACGCTGTTGGCATATTGCATCAGCAAACGATATTCTTCGGTATTATTATACCGTGCATCATAATATTTTGCAACGGTATTCAGGCTGGTACTCTGCGCATTGATAGACTTGAGCCAGTCGGTGTGATGCGCCTGAGATTTTGCGCTTGCCTTACTTGCCTCGCTCCTGCCAAACTTCGGCACGCTGACACGGGCGCTGTCCACACGGCCACCCGTGGCCTGTGCAAACTCTGCAAGGCTCTGGCGGGCCGCTCTCAGGCGCACAGCGCTGTCGGTGGTGTCCAGCCCGGCAGCATCCTCGGCCAGATACCGCTTTTTCCAGCGGCGGACGTTCCGCTCCCGGGCACGCTGCATCTGGGATATCTCGTAGGCGGTGTACTTTTTGCCGTTCCACTCGATGTCCCGGGCGTTCAGCTCCCGCAGCTGCTCCTGTGTCCATTGGGGCGGGTCGCCCAGCTCCGGGAACACCGCGAAAAAGGTGTGGCGGCAGTTCCAGCCGCAAAGGCCTGCGCCGGTGCCGTAGCCGGTGGCGGCTTCAAAATCCGGGTAGTGCCTGCCCTTGTAGTCCACCGCACCACCGCGATGGAAGCGCCGTCCCTGCCACTCTGCATGAGAAGGACGGGCACCGCCGTGGGCGGTCGTCTCCACAAATTCGCAGCCCATTTCGTCCATGCGGGCCACCTGCAGCTTGCCAGTCGTCTGGTTTACACCGGTGAGCACGGCACGCCGTGCGGCCACCTCGATGCTGTCCTTGTGGCCGCTGGGGTATGTGACCATGGGCATGTCGTCTGCAAGGCTGTCCACAGCCTGTTTGACGGCGGCTTTGTAGTCAAAGGCACCGGTGCTCACTTTGAGCCATGCAGCGTCCAGTGTGCGCTCAAAGGCCCCTGTGACGGTGTTTGCCGTGGTGGCGGTGATGTTCTGCCACGTGCCGCAAGTCTGCCGCGCACCGGCATCCAGCAAATTGTTCAGGGCGGCGCTCTCTTCAAAAGGGGTCGGCTCCATGCCGTAGTGGTAATAGATCGCATCTTCACGCTCCATGGCTTCGGTCGCAGCCTGCAAAAGCAGCTTGCGGATGGCAGTTTCGCTCTTGCCGGTGCACTTGGCCAGCAGCTTCACCACATCATTGCGCAGCGCTTCGGTCTGCTGGTAGCGCCACAGCTGCCAGTTAGCAGTAGCGGTCACTTTGTCCATCTTGCCGATGCGCCGGGCAACGTCCTGCAGGATCTGTTCTTCGACCTGCTGCCAGAGCTGCACAAAGGCATCCGGCATCTGGTCGAGGTAAGATGGCGGCAGCATCAGGCACCCCCGAAGGTGAGGGCTTCAGAGCTGCGGTTCTCGGCATCCGCTTCGGCGGCAATGGCCTTGGCATCGTCCTCGCTGTAGCCCTCAAACTCCACCAGATACCGCCAGAACGGGAACTTCCCGGCGGTAACGTAGCCCCAGTACATCTGCTTGCGCTCCTTGGGGTCGGAGATGATACTGTCGTCAAAGTCAAAGGTCACATTGCAGTCGCCCGGCGGGGAAACGGCTGCGCCGCTGTTCCACTGGGCATCCAGCAGCTTGCTGATGGAGTATACCAGATCGGTCAGCGCATTGCCCAGCGCCCGCTGCAGATCCTTGACGGTAGTGTAGCTGCGCTGCTTGCTGCTCCTGATCTCCTCGGCGGTCTTGTCCACGTTCTGCGGGTCGGACAGGGTGCCGTAGGCAAGGCCGCACTGGAACTCCACCCGCTTGAGCATGGCATCCATCCCCCGACGATAACTTTCATCGCGCAGGGCAGGGGCAAACACCTCGTAAAGGTTCCGGCCATTGGCCCCGGAACTGCCGTTCAACCAGTTGCGGTAAAGGCGCTGCTCACGCTGCGGCATAACGCTCTCGCCGTTGATGCCGGGCCGCAGGGCGGTCTGGTCAACGTCAAGGGCCAGCTGCCCGCCGTCATACTCCCACAGCAGCCGCCCATACTGTTCATCAGCATCATGGATGGTGTCAACAGCAGCGGCATAGACACTTACGCCCAGCGGGGAGTGCCGATCAGTGGAATTGCCGCTGGACACTCTGAAATAGCCCCAAAGCGGACGGTCTACATCGGAGAACTCGGTGTGCGGCGAGATCGCGGCCCATTCCGGTACATCGGTCAGCGGCACCTCGATGCCGAGGTCTGCACTGGTCATGGAACGGAACGCCTTGACCGTGATGCTGTGCGTGCTGCCGGAAAACTCGTGATCTTCCAGACGAGTGTAAATGCGGTTGCCGCGCACCAGATGGTCATAAAAAATAGCCCCGGTCATGCGGCCAGAGCTATCAAAGCGGGTAGGGCAGAAGCAGTCACCCTGCACAGCATCGATCTGGATGCGTCCCTCTGCATCGAGGAAAGGCCGGAACAGGATGCCGCCCAGCGCACAGCCGTATTCCACCGGGGTGCGCAGATCTGCAATGAAAGGCTGCAGCATGGTGTTGATGCTGTCGGCGCGGGCACTGCCGGAAACAATGCATTCCATTTCCAGCGTGGTCAGACGGGCCAGCTCTGATGCAACACTCTGGGCCAGCTTCAGGCTGTGCAGGGCGTTCTTGCCGCCGTGGCACCACGGCCCGCCGGTATCGTACATCTGAGCCCACAGGATGATCGCATTCTCCATGCTGTAGGACACGCTGGCGCTGACGGTGGTATTTTCACCGAACAGCAGCCGCGCTTTCTCCCGCAGCCAGAAAAGCAGTCTATCAAACATTATTTTCGTCTCCAGTCTGCCCAGCGGATCAGCGGGGCCAGTATCGTATAGCAGAAATAGCGGATGTCGTCCATGGCGTGGTCGTTCTCCTTGACGACGCGGTCCTCTTTGGCTTTGTCATCCCACGAGTACAGGCCGAACTCCCGGCGGGATGCCGCGCAGCTCTCGTGAATGGTCACAAGCCCGGCCTGCATCAGGGATGCCACGCAGCGGATGCCGTTCAGCACGTCGTTATCAGCGGGGATCACAAGATACTTGCCGTGCCGCCGGATGGTCTCGATGAAGGAAGCGGCGGACGGGTCAACCACCACCGCCTGAATGAAATAGCCCTTGGTCAGGCGTTCCAGCTCGGCATAGTGCTCTTCGTCCGTGCGCTGCACACGCTCGGCACGGCTGTCAAAAAAGCTTTCCTTGATGCGCAGAGCCTTGCCATCATGAATGACCCACAGGCCCATACTGCAGGGGTTGTGCGTGCCGTAGTCGATGGACACGTAAAACTGCCCATCGATGTGGGAAGCATCACCGTGAAAGAGGTAGGTGTCCTGCCCGGCGGAGAAGAAAGGGTATACAAGGCCCTCGGCAGCTTTCCTTTTACCGAGGATATCACGGGCATACCAGACCGTGCTGCGGTCGTAGGTTGCAAGCACAGCCCGGAGCTGGTCGTCCGAAATGCTCATGTTATCGGCAATTGTGAAATGCCCATAGTTGAAGCCGTATTCTGGGTTCTCGTTCTGCTTCTTTTCGTGCAGATTCAGGATATTTTCATAGTACCAGTGACCCTCTGCCTTGGGATTCAGGTCGTGAAATACCTTTCTGTCCGGGCTGGACAGGGTACGGTCGAATACTTCCTTGATGAAAGTTTCGCTGCATTCATTGGCTTCGGTGATGTACGCGGTGCCGTAGGTGTTGCCCTTGATGAGCTTTTCGTCACCGGCTTTGCCGCCACCAGACACCAGCACCACCTTTTCGCCGGTGGCAGTCTGGATGTACAGACAGTCGCGGTTCTGGTAGGTGCCCTCACGGCAGCGGCCCTCAAAGTAATTTTTCAGGCCAAAGCCGTCACAGTCCAGAATGTTCAGCCGGGCGGTCGCAGTAGACACACCCGCAATGAGGTGTATTCTGCTGGGATGCTTTTCCAGAATGGTGCAATACGCCATCGTAATAAGCACGTTCTTGCCGCCACGTTTGCCGCCCTCTGCAACGTTGAACCAATGGTCGAAGCAGTTCCAGAAGAACCGCATCTGGTTTTCAGAAAATGGAGCCGGAATGTTCATTCTTCAAAGTCCTTGATATCGCGGTTTGGAACAGGCCGTTGCAGCAAGTCGGCAAGGGTCTGCATATCGTTATTCTGGGCTTCGGTCGTGTTCTCCTGTGGCTTGTCCTTCCACTTGTCCGGCTTCCGGTTCTTCAGGTAGAATATCTGTGCCGTGGTGTTGGCCGGGACAACGACCTCTTCCTCCGCATACTCAATGCGTTCTTCTTCCAGCCGTTTCTTGCCGTCTACCTTTACGGTCTTGACCTTGACGGGCTTCTTGACCGTCACAGTGCGCGTCTGGCAGCTCTGGAATAGCTCATTCTCCACGATGTAGTCCGCAACGTCCCGGCCCTTTTTTAGTGCTTCCGAAAATTCAGGAAATCGGTTTTTCCATTCGCAGAGGGTCGATATTGAGCAGCCTATATTCTCGGCAATCTGCTTGTCTTTCAGGCCGTCTTTTGCCCATCCGCGAAGCAGTGCCAGACCTTCCGGCTCTAACCACTGCTCAAACTTACCTTTGCGGCCAATCGCAACTCACCTCCAAATGCTTTCAAGGCGCTTGCCCACCAGATGGTACAGCAGAGCGCCCACCAAAAGAGAAACAGCCTCGCCCGCTGCCACGCACACAGCATTCAGCAGGAACGGAGAACCGTACACGATGGACAGCTCTGCGCCTACTACGATACCGTTGAACACAGCGCCAAACAGGACAGTCGGCAGCGCCTTGCCGCACTTGCGAGCGAAGGAACCGACAATCAGATTTGCCAGAGAACCGACAATGACATCAAGGATGCCCAGCGGGGAGGTCAGGTTTGCCAGTGCGCATCCGAGGGTGTAACCATAGACTGCGAACGTGTTGTGCATACAGAACAGCAGGATAACCTCGGAAATCCTGCACTGAATCTGTCCATAACTCAGGGGCGCGATAGCCACGCACAGGACATAATAGATGGCCGCAGTCATGGCGGCATAGATAAGGGGCTTGATTTTACTGTGCAGCATAATCAGTACCCCCCCCCAGAGAATTTTTCAGTCGGGTGGTTGCAGTAAACCAGTAACGTTCGTAGTATTCCTGCATCTTCATTGCCTCCTTATATGCAGCTTCCCACTGCCGTTGCCGCATGACGGCGCGTTTTTCGGCAGTATCTTCGTTTTTCAGCTTTCGGCTTCCCAAACGGCCATATAGAACGCCCTGCGTCCAGCTGGAACTATCCACATAGTCAAAGGGAACCTTCTTCAAGATGTCCTTCCGGGTCATGCCCAGACAGTGAACACGGCAGTTGTGCTGCCACGCTATCTTCAAGAATTGCGCATACTGGTCATCTTTGATGTCCTCATTTTTGAACCCAGTAATTGCAACGACCTTGCCGCTGTACTCTTCGCACATCCGGTAGAAGTTTTCTATTCCGCGCCCTTTGTGCCAGACAGGAATAATCTTGTCCGTTTCCTGTTCCAGCCGTCTACGCAGCTTTATGACGCGCTCAAGGCCGATGACCTTGTCCACGTCCATCTCAAAGTAACCAACGATTTTGTTACAGTCATTTTCACGAATGAAACGCGCATAGGATTCCGTGTATTCTTCCCAGTTGAGTTTTGTCTTGCCCTTCTGGAAGGTGTGCGCACCGGAATCTATCATGATGCGCTCGCTCTGCTCGATGATGCCCAGTGCTCTTTTGGGGTTCTTCGGGATGTAGTAGTAGGACATCAGGTTGTAGTGCATCGACCCCAGTTCATCCAGACGAGCGTTGTTGTTTTCCAAAGCACTGAGGAATATTTTCAATCCTCACCGTTTTGTTCATCTCCAGCGACTCCTTCAAATTTTTTGAACTTGGCTTTCAGGTCGATGTGGCCGCAGCAGGGGCAAATCAGCTTGTCATCGTGCGGCTCGTCATACTCGCTGCGAAGGTCGGTCGAATCGTCAAAGATATCGTCCGGTGCCTCGCTGTCGAAGTTGAAGTCGAAATCTCCGAAATCAACCTCGGCAAGTTCCTGTTCCAGCTTGGAAAAGTCCCAGCCGGTCATTTCACCGGTTTTGTTTGCGAGGATGCGGTATTTCTGCTTTTGCTCTTCGGTCAGACCGGTGTAGCGCACCACGTCAGCGGTGTCCACATGGAGCTGCATCAGAGCGAGGCGGCGGGTGTGTCCGCTGAGGATGACGTTATTCTCGTCCACCTCAATGGGGTCCAGCGCGGTGCACTGGCGCATGCTTTCCGCGCAGGCGTTCACGGCTTCCGGTGAGATGACGCGAGGGTTGTTCTCATACGGCACCAGATCGGAGACCGGCATTTTCAGCAGTTCTTTCTGAATCATCTTTTTTCTCCAAATAAAAAGCCGCCCGGAAAACCGAACGGCAAAGATATCAAAAAAATAAGCAGCACCCATGCATTCAGTTTGACGGACAGGCGTAAAACGGGCGGGTGCTGCTGCATCCGGAACTTTCGCGGCCAGATGCCCCGCTATCGCGCGGCCCCCTCATAGGGCACGCAAGCACTCTGGGCAGGCCTTGAACCTGCAACCTACGGTTTTGGAGACCATCGCTCTGCCAATTGAGCTACCAGAGTAAAAAGCCGCCCTTGGAATCGAACCAGCCGTGTCTACACACACGCGCCGCGCTCCAAACTGCGCTCAGGCGGCCATATAAAAACAGCTCCGGTTCTCCGCCGGGGCTGTTGGTTGGCGCACATCCTGTCAGGAAAGCTACACCTTGGCAAGGATTCTAAGGTCTTTTCTTGGCACGGGAGGTTGCACGTGCGGCCTTGCGGGTTGTCTAGTCCATGCGCCATACGGTGCGATACGGCGGAATCGAACCGCCTCCTGTCTCTCATGAGCGGCAGGCTGCCTTTGTTTCAATGTATCGCATAGAGCAGTCCGCGAAACGGAAGAGAGAAAAATGCATGCAAAGCCAAAAGGAGGAAATTATCATGGAGGTTCGTTTCGGAGACTGCGTAGAAGCGGCGCTCCGCTGTGCGCGGTTCCGCTTGTACTGATTTTACCTTACTGCGCCCCGTTTCGGGAGTGCCGGGACATCACAAAATAAACGGTGCCTTTCTATGCAATTTGTACAATTCATACAGTGCTGAAGTCTGACCAGATCTCTGCAAGAGCTTTGCAACCCCGGTTAATACGCTTCCGGACAATATCAACACCGGAAACCCCTGTTTCATCGGCAATCTGATCCTGCGTTTTTCCATTAACGTAAAAATCTACGATCGCATTTGCACACTCTGTAGCAACGACAAGGCAATATGCCCGCTTTGTTGCCTCGTTCTGCAACGCTGTCAGCCGCTTCACCATCTCCCGATACCGCGTCTGTTCCTCAATGATATCCACAGCAGCATTACCGATTTTGTCTCCGTTTCCTGACGCAGTAGGCATACCGGAAAGGTTCTGCGTAATCTTTGTAGCGCTGCCATAGATCCTGTGAATACGTTCAAGTTGCCTATCCACGTCTATCTTGTAGTCCCTGCACTGTTGAAACCATGCCTTGACATCGCGGTAGTCTACACCGTCTCGCTTTTCATTTTCAGGTGCACATGTGAAGATCATCTTTTTTCTCCTTTACTCCCTCCAAAAATAGCAACACTCCGGGCGCTGCGAACGGGACGCGGTACTCCACCAAATCAGCAGGGGTGATGTACTTTCGGCCAAACAGGCGCTTCATGTCCTTCCAGACGGCCCACGGGACGCGGTAGAAAGCCCTGCCGCTAAATGAGCATAGTACAAAGGCGACACCTCCGAGGGCTTCTGTGCGGCTCAGACGAAGCGATTGTGCGGCCAACACACGATCAAAGGTCAGCCGGTCACTGTCAGTGTGCTTTGCTTCAAAATTGATGGCTCTTCCGCCTTTGAGAATGCCTTTGTAGTCCGGCTGGGCCTGTTTCGTGTAGCAGGCAAGGAACCGGCCAGCACGGTCCGGGCTTCCAATCGGACGCATCGGTTCTGGGGTCTTTTCGATGTCTGCAAGGCCGATGGATCTGTAATAGGCGCAGGCATTGTCAATGATGTGCTCAAAGCCTTCGCCCTCTGCGCGGCTTCGGGCACCGGTATAGCTGCGGCGAATGCTGGCCGCCGTTCTGGGTCTATTCATCGTCGTCCTCCCACTTGATAGCCTGTCCACACTGGCCGCAGAACACGTTCCGGGCCGTGTCGATGTTGTGCAGGTATTCACCGCTGCCGCAGTTGGGGCAAGCCAGAATACTCTTGTCGCCGTCCGGGAAGGGGCTGCGAGGAATCTTCAGCAGGAGAGCATCCCGGCCCATCCTGCAAGCCTCGTTCACTGGCTCCATACTCTCGTAACTCTCGCGGTGCGCCGGGTTGAGGATCTCCGCCGCGCGTTCAGTGCTCATTTTCTCGCTCATCGTCGCCTCTCCAATACTCCACGAAATAGATCTGGGCAGACTTACCGCCCCGTTTCTCTTTTCCCATGCGGACAACATATCCGTTATAAGCCAGAATAGCGGCAATAGCACGTCGGTCATCCACGAGGTTACAATCAATTTTGAAATGCTCAGACATCTCCATCACCTTCCTCGCCCTTGACCAGCTCCTTGAGGTGGGCCAGCTTCTTTTCGGCCCACTGAGGACTATGGCCATAGATGCAGTCGAGCTGGGCCAGCATGATTCTGACATCTTCCATCTCTTCACGGATGTTGTCGCCGCTCTTTACAGTAGTCGCGCAATCCGATGCCCGGCGGTACTTGAGCAGTGCTTTGGTAAGCTCGGACATCTCCTCGATAGCCATATCGACCTGCTTGTTCATGCCAAATTTCTGGACAGCAGCTCTCGCATAGGTGTACAGCTTATCCTCCGGCTTTTCTTCCTTCTCACCAGCCGGGTGAATGGCAAGGATCAGCTTTACCTCCGTGCCATCGTGCCGCGTCCAGCAATGTTCGATGCTCTGAGCGCCCATCTTCTCGCAGGAGGTGAGCAGCATATCGCGAACGGTGCGAATGAGGTTTTCCTGAATCTCTCTCTGCGTCATTTTACCGATACTCCTTTCCAGTTGCCTTGTCCCGCAAGGGGATTCGTCCAATGATCTCAAAACCTGCCCACTCGGCCACCTGCCGAAGCAGGGGCACGAGGAGGCTGATTTGCAGCAGTTTGGCAGCTTCCTTCTGCCGCTCATCCTTCTGCATGCTGCGGAAAGCTGCGCAGGGGGTCGGATCTGCATAATGCTCGGCGTTCCGGCTCATGTTGTCATTACTCATGTTCAAGCTCCATTCTCCAACAGGTCAAACAGAGTGGGTGCATCCTTTTCTGCATCCGCAGATTCCAGATAGCCCACGCCGTCACGAAAATAATCCGGGTTAAGCTCCACGCCCTTGCCCTTGCGGTTCATCTTCACCGCTTCATACGGCACCGTGAAAAGCCCTGCAAAGGGGTCAGCAACAAGTTCGCCCTCATTGCTGTACCGCTCAATCAGGCGCTGCACGATGTCGATCTGAAGCGGGCAGACGTGGAGGTTCTGCCGCCGCTGGCTCTGGGTGGTGTTTAGGGTGCGCATCCGGTTGATATCGTCCCAGACGGTCATGTCCCACGAGCCGGGAGCGACCACCATGAACGTGGACGGCAAACGGCCATCCTTGTCCAGACTTTCCGCGAGCTTGACGTGTTCCTCGTAGGAGTAGACGCTGTTCCGGCTGAACTTGCGGTATACGTTTTGCAGCTTGGAGGTCGGGATTTTTTCCAGTTCCTCGCGGGTGAAAGGCCGGTCGCCGCTGCTGCGCCAGAATGCGTGAGCGTCAATTTGCCACTGGGCGCGGGTGTATTCCTCTTTGGACTTCTTCACCGGCGTATCGGCATATCCACGGCTGCAATCGGTGGGCAGCTTGCGGAACAGCAGGATGTATTCTGGGCAGCCAACACCCATCTTCGTGCCGTCCTTGCACTGCTCCGTCCATCCCAGACGGTAGGTCTGGTTATTCTCCCGGACAACGTCCGTGACAACCGTAATCATTCCGAAATAGGCGAACCCATGCTTCCGGAAATGAGCGATACAGTCCGCGTGAAACGGCTCAATGGTCGGCGCTGCAAGGCCGGTGACGTTGGCGAACTCCACGCGATCTTTCACATGGATTGCAGCCACGCGACCCGGCTTCAGGGTGCGCAGCAGTTCCGGGGTCAGATAGTCCATCTGACGGAAGAACTCTGCATCATCCGGGTTATGGCCGAAGTCATTGTACGAGGGCGAATATTCGTAATGGTTTCCGAACGGGATACTAGTCACATACAGGTCAATGCTGTCCGTTGGCCAGTTCCGGACTTCTTCCACACAGTCGTTGTTGATGGCCGTGTAATTGTTTCCCTTGACTTCCACTCTCTCACATCCTATCGTTCTCTTCAGGGTCTCAAGCGCAAGGCTACCGAGACCGTATTCTTTGATGATTTCCTCCATCTGCTCGCTCAGTTCATCGTACTGTCTCCACTTGCGTTGCAGCGCCAGCAGCACCTCCGTCTCCGTGTCCATGTACAGGATGTCGATGATGACCGGGGACTTTTGCAGGAAACGGTAGATGCGGTGAATGGCTTGAATGAAGTCGTTGAACTCGTAGTCGATGCCCATGAAAATGGCGCGGTGGCAATGGCGCTGGAAATTGCAGCCGGAACCGGACAGGCTTTTCTTGGTTCCGAAGATGCGGGTGCGGCCCTGTGCGAAGTCCATGACCCGCTGCTCTCTGGTTTCCAGCTCCATGCTGCCGTAGATATCGACCATCTCCGGCACGGCCTTTTTGAGCGCCTTGCGCTCGTCCTCCAAATCGTGCCAGACCACAAAATGCTCGTCCGGCGGTGCCTCCGCAATGATGCGGGCTACCTCGGCGGCGCGAATATCGATGCTGTCCCTTTTCTCCTTGGCTGCATCCGACAAGCCCATGGCGGCATCATGGCCGAGCTTCATCTGGCCGTCCGCTTCAAACTCGGCGGGCCGGTCAAGGCTGTTCAGCTTGTGGTATCGGATATCCATCGGCGGCAGTGAATAGCCGTCATCCGAGAATCCGAGGTCGCTCGGCTTTTGCAGGAAAAGGCCCCAACTGGCGCACCAGATCCAGAACTCGCGCTCGCGGCCAGGATACAAGGTCAGATTGTTGGCCTTGGTGCTGTCCCTCTTGAAAAAGCGGGTCAAGCTCTGTCCGGTGTCCATAATTTCGAGGAACCCGGCATAGTGAATCAGCTCTTTGTAGCGGTTCGGGCTGGGTGTCGCGGTGTTGGTCAGTTTATACTTGACACCCTTGAACTTCTGCATGAAGCTCTGATAGGTCTTGCTGCCGAAGCTGCGCAGTGTGGCGGCCTCGTCCAAACTGACCGCTGTGAAATTATGCGGGTCAATGTCGCCGTCTCTGACGCGCTCGTAGTTGGTCAGGACGATGGGGGCTGTGCTGGCCTCCACTTCTGCCATCGTGCGGCAGTAGGGCGGTTCGTCCATGCCAAGCAGGTTCATAGCGTCGGCCTTGAACTCCGGCAGGACGTTCAGCGGCATCACAATGAGCGTCTTGCCGCCCTCGTGCTTCTGGAGCAGCCTGCACCATTCGAGCTGCATGATGGTCTTTCCCAAACCGAAGCGGGCGAAAATGCCACGGCGGCCCCCGCGCAGCGCCCACAGGACGCTCACGCGCTGGTGATCTTTCAGCGCCGGGCTGACCTCGGCGGGGTCAATCTCGATACCGGACAGGGGCGCAATGTCGATTTTGCGCTCCAAAAACTCCTTGTATGTCATTTTGCGTGTTCATCTCCCATCGTTCTCCCTCCCTCACTTCACGGACGGGTTCACACGTTCCACCAGCTCGCAGCCGGGCACTGCCGTGCCGGTCTTGAGCAGGGCCGCAATGGCCGTCTTGTTGGGTGCGCGGGTGGTCATCTCGGTCATGTACTCAGCAGGAACAGCGGCTTCATCCAGCACGCAGACGGCCTTACTGCGGCGAAAGCTCACCGCGCACCGGTCACTGCTGAAGTTCTGCCCACCCAGAGCATCGGTCAGGTAGTGCTTGAGACTGTCGATCTTGCGCTTTGCGGCTGCCTTGCGGTCAGCAAAAGCCTTTTCCTGCGCTTCAAAGGCCGCAACATCGGCTTCGAGATTCTTTACCCAGCAGGCGATGTTGTCCACCTTCTCGGCCTTTGCCATGTTCAGCTTTTCCAGCCGATCGATGTCCATAACCTCGCCGGTCTCCTGATCGATGCAGTCCAAAATCTGCGAGTTGATCTCATACAGGTTCATAGTGCTTTTTACCTCCATGCATTCAGGGCGCGAGAAATGGCCCTGAACGGCGTTTTGTGTTTTGCAGTATAACTTTGCCGGTTTGCCCTAAAACCGCGTTCAGGGAGCCGTGCAGGGCGCTCTGAGCGCATATGTAGCGGCTATTGCTTTTTTAATGGCCTTCGCCGGGCTGCGTCTGCCAGAAAATTCTTTGCATTTTCGGCTTCCTCTGCCGGGCGGCTTGCCATGAACGCCCGGTTGCGCGGGGCATTCGCCTTTTTTGCTTCATCCCTATCACGGGATATCCACCCGGATACTGCAGCCTTCCAGTTCTTCATGGGATTCCGGCCCACCTTCCAGCCGTTGGATTCGTAGTAGGCATGGAACCGAATAGCCTGCCCTTCTGTGCCACCCTTCTCCGCAAAGTAGTTTTTCACCGTTTCAACATCCGGCGGTGAAAATCTGCTTTTAGGGGTAGGGGGCAGCGCTTCAGCGCTATTACTATCAGATACTTTAGTATCTGAGTAATTATTAGTTTTTAATTTTAGGGGGCTATTGGTTTCGTTTGGTTTCTCAGAAAAACCAATTGGTTCCGTTTGGTTATCGTCAAAAACCTTTTGGTTTCCGTCGGTTTTCTTTGGCCTGCCGCCCTTTCGGCCTGCTTCTCGGTGTGCAGTAATAGCACGTCTGTACGTCTCAATATTCCCGTCAAGCGCTTCCCTCTGAGATTCAAACGCCACCTGTTCGATAGGTTCAAGGCCTTCCGGTTCACTCCCGGTTTCCACATAGTCCCGCATTGCATTCACAACATGCCGGAATGCCGCATCATCAAGAATGTCAAGAAGTTTGAACGATGTGAACAGGATCAACAAGCCTTTCGGGCGAGCCATTTCAATATCGTCCACTACTAACCACTTCCTTCCCGTTTTTGAAAACCAAACGCTTTTCGTAAAAACCATTTGGTTTTCTTTGGTTTTTACAGGTCGATGATCTTAACCTCTACGCCGTAGCCGATGACGTTCCGGAACTGCTGTTTGATGCGGGGGATTGCAACAGCGCTGCTTTTGAGGAACTTCTTCGTGCTGGGGGTGCAGGCCAGATACAGCGTAACGCCGTCCAGACTGGCCTTGGTTCCGCGCAGGTTGTCCGCAATGAACTTGTCACCGTAGACCTCAACACGGCGAATAACCTCTCCCCAGTTCGAAAAATCCTTGCCCGGATACTTCGTAGGGGCGGCTTCCGGTTCAGTCTGCGGGTTGTTCTGGCTCTTGAGGTCGTTCAGGGCATCCAGCATTGCAGACATGCAGGAAGCGCACACCTTGATCTCGTTCTGAAGCTCAACAAGGGCACTGTTCAGGCCCACCAGCTGGTCAATGGCCTTCTTCATGTCCTCGTTCTGCTGGTACAGGCGGCTGTCGATAGATTTCAGCAGGATGTAAACCCGGCTATCATCCGGGGTATCATTCGGTACATCCGCAAGAATGAAGTCATATGCACCGTTGCGGATATTGACAACTGCCGATACGGAACGACCGATAATGGATACGACCTCTGCATCTGACAGGCCCTTACTGAGAAGAAGCTTTGCATTTCGCACCTCTTCCGGCATAATATTTCTTTTTGCTGGCATTTTTCTCTCCCTCATTTCTTCCGCTCAGAACGGCAAATCTTCATCGTCGTTGATAACGGCAAAATCGTCCGTGCCGGTCTCAGCCGCCTGCTGGGCGCTCTGAGCGTTTCTAGCTTCGCGGGCATAACTTTCCGTCTGTTCATCGAACCCCCGTGTAGACGTGCTGTCAGGGGCTTTCGAGCCGCAAAAGCTGACCTCACGCACCTGAATCTCATAGGCAGTGCGGTTGTTGCCCTGCTTGTCCTGATATTTCCTGGTCTGCAAGCTGCCATTGACGGCGATCATGCTGCCCTTGTCGAAATACTGGGACACGAACTGCGCCGCCTTGCCCCATGCAACGCAGGGCAAGAAATCCGTCTCGCGCTGGCCATTGGCAGAATAGCTGCGTTCGCAGGCGATATCAAAAGAGCAGACCTCCTTGCCGCTTGTGGTGGTGCGGAGTTCCGGGGTGTGGGTCAGGCGGCCCATAATTGCAATCGTGTTCAGCATAGATCAGCCCTCCTTCGGCTGCTTCTTGGCACACGTCCAGCACAGGATGCGTCCAAACTTCTTCTTGGTGCTTGCGGCGGTCTCTGCCGGTTCAACGGTGCGGTTCTTATAAGACACCGGCTGAAGTGGTTTGCCGCAGCAGGCGCAGATAAAGGGCTGTTCCTGTGCGGGCTGCTGCTTCGGAGCAGGAGCTTCACGCTTCGGAGCAGGCTGCTTCTGCGGCTTGTTCACACCTGCGGGGTTTCGACCTTCTGTCGCATGATATTCGTCCGTGTCGGCATCCTTGGTATCGTCGATGCAGAACAGGCCGTTCAGGGCATACTTGCGGGCGTAGCTGCTGGATGTTCCAGTCACCTGTGCAGCGTCCATCTTGGTTTTTTGCTCCGGCTCTCTTGCGTATGCCTTCACGGAAATGCAGCCACCATCCAGAGATTCCAATTTTGCAGTGGCTTCGATGTAGTGCCACCCCTCAAGAACCTTCGGTTCATCGGAGAGCGTAAGCAGCAGGTCATGAGCCTTGAGAATAGGCTTCACTGCTTCCAAAATGTCCTCACAGGAACGATACCTGTACCCGCCGAAGGTGTTCATCTGCCCTTTAGGGGCCTTGAGTTCGCTCTGCACAGCGGCCAGAGCGGCGTAAATGCTTGTGCTTTCCATTACTCTTCATCCTCCTGATCTTCGGTCTGTTCTGCCCATCGCGGCAGGAAATAGTAGTCGTCCGGCGGCTCAAGTGCCGGGCCGTAGCCGTCAAGGGCGAGATCATACATCGGATTCATACTGCTACCTCCGGTGCCGGGTCAATGGCGGCATGGGAGATGTCCGGTGCAGGAATCAGCTTTCCAGCGGTTAAACGCTGCAGAGCAGGGGAGTGCTGCGTTTCGCTTGCAGGCTTCCCGAACTTGACCTCGGCACCCAGATCTTCGACCTCGACCGTGACGCGCAAGCGGTACAGGCTTCCTGCTTGACCGAGGGTAGAATAGACATCGTTCATCAGCTTGTCGATGACTTCCGGGACATAGTTCCCGCCCACAAACCTGCCGTCACTGGAAAAGCGGCCCTGAATCTCAACATAATTTTTTTCCATCTGTAAAAACCTCCGATTTTGTGATATCATCGGGGTGATGGGGCTTTCAAATTCCATCAACCCTTGCAGCCTGCCGGTGCGCCAACACCAGCGGGCTGCTTTTTCTTTTGTGCGGCCAAAATCTCTTTGATGCGGCCTTTGCCGTAGGTTCCGGCGCTTGCCGTGAAACGCTCGTTGTCGTCCACAAGGCCCTGATGTATTGCCCCGGCCCGCTCTTCCTGCTGGCGGATAAGTTGCTCTGTGCGCTCCCGGTAGCTCGCTTCGAGAGCTTTCACCCTGATATGTACAGCGCGGCACTCCGGACACCGCTCCGTGCGGCGGCCCACATTACGCATCACCTTCCCGCAGTCAACACAGACGCGGGTGTAGATCATATTGTTGTTGACTGCCATGCTCAGCCCGCCTTTCTACCGCTCTTCACGGTGTTCTGGGGCTGATGGTGAATCTTGCGGGGCCGCTTCTCACGCGCTTCGGCTGCAAAGCCCTGCAGCATGAAGAAGATTGCCAGCAGGATCAGCACCATAGCCGTAATGAACGCACCGTCAGAAACGATGCCTCCGGTCTGACAGGTGCCCTCAAGGCCCATGCTGTACAGCAGGCCCACGCAAAAGCTGCCCATCGCCAGCAAGTACCAAACGCCAGATTTGATTCTCATGCGGTTTCATCCTCCTTGCCCACTTCCGGGAAGAAAAGCTCCCCGATCTCGTCCTGCCGGATGTCCAACAGTTCACAAATTGCTGCGATCTCTTTACTTGTCCACGGCTGGTGCCCGTTCATCCGGGCGCTCATAGTGTACCGGCCAATGCCGCTATGTTCAGCGACTTCCTGATCGCGGTAGCCGCAGCTGTGGAACCGCCCCCGCAGCTTCCAGTACGGAATCTGCCGGAAGGTGCCCTGTACGACCTTCATCATGCTTTTTCGACCTCTTTTCTTTGATGTGTGCCAGCCGTGCAGGCTGGTTCTTGTCCCAGCGGGCTTCCCGCCAGTATTTGTTGCGCCCGTTCATCAGGCGGTCTCCTTGCCAAGACGCTGCTCCTTCTCCTGCTCACTCAAAAGCTCGCGGGGGTCAACGTTCAGCGTGTCGGCAATGGCCTTGAGAGTCCGGGGGCTGGTGCCGCCCTTCTTTTTGATGTAGTAGTAGGTGGCCCGCTCAAGGCCAGCAGCCTGCATCAGCTCGGTAACATTTACTCCCTGTAAAATCATCAGGGATTCGATTTTTTTCATGTTTACCTTCAAATTATCACCTTCTTTTTAGATCTTGCTTTTGTCCATCGTAGCGTTGCTGTCAAACAGGCTCGTCTGGCGGATTTCATCTAGTTTGTTCACCCGGACACCAGCAGCTGCGGCCTTTTCCCGTACTGCATCTACAAACGCATAGATGAGCTTTTTGTCGCAGGACTGGGAAATCACTTTCAGCCGGGTAATCTTCTTTACGCTGGTGGGAGCGATTCCATAGGATGCAGACCGCGCCTGTGCATTTGCGGTGCGGCGCTTCATGTCAAAGCCCCGGGCATCCATAGCATCATAGATCTCGTTCCAGACATCCTCATAATCCTGGCTGCTTCCGCCGCGCTTGAAGGCAATGCCCTTGATAACGCTCTGGCACCGTTTCTCCCAGTCCACACCAACATTCAGGCTGAGTGCTTCGCAGGCGGCATCCAAACGCTCATTGACCTGCGCCAGCTGCTTGGCCTGCTGGTTCTGCTGCTGTTCCAAGTTGATGAGATACCGGAGCTGAGGGGACAAGCCGTCAAGCACGGCCTGCTTCTGATTCATCAGCTGCTTCTCCATGGCATTGAATGCCTGGATGTACTTGAGCTTCCACTCAAAAGCTTCCTTGCCGGTGAAACCGAACGCCAGCAGGCTGAACCCGTCCCGGTTCATAAGGTACATAGGGTACTGCTTGCCCCGGTTCTCAAAAGTAGCGGGGTGAAACATGGATTTGGCAGCCGAATTTTCGGCCACCAGATTTTTTACTGCATCCAGAACGTGCTTGTGCTCCTTGCCGAAGCTCTCTGCAATCTGGCGGCTGGATACCACCGGCTCGCCGTTTTGGGTGGATAAGATGATGTCGTTCATGGTGAAGATGTACCTCCTTGTGGGTGGCTCCCTTCTGCGGTATACTTGAGCGGAAAGGAGGTGAAAATTATGCGGATGATTCCCGTTTCTTCGTCGAATCTGGAAAGCGTTGGCTATGAGAATGGTATTCTTTGCATCGCATTCCACGGCGGACGCATTTACGAATACACCGGCGTGCCGGAAAGTGTCTATCAAGGGCTGATGGCTGCTTCCTCGCACGGTAAGTATTTCCATGCTTACATTCGTAACGTGTATCCGTATAGCCGCATTGCTTAATCGGTGACGATAAAAACAAGCGCAGGTCCCTCGGCAGTTACTGTCTTGAACTGATACGGCTCGACACGGTAAGATGCCACACCTTCTCGACTTGATAGTTCTGTAACGAGCTGTTCGGTCGAGGCATTCTTCAAAGTCCAGCGTTCCGGTTCCAGCGGTTCGCTGGGCTTTTTGTTGTTGTCCATCTCCTTCGCCTTCTTTCTGCGGTTGGCACCCGCGACCTTGCCCGGCTGGCTGCCGGGTGGTTTCGGCTGCTGCCGGGCAGCCATCATCAGGCGGGGTTATTCAGGGCGAGTATTCCACGCTTCAATAGTTCGTTGCCTGCCCAATTCCCCGCGGTGTTCATAAAAATCGCGGGTAAATGTGATATTGCATTTCGGACATCTAATCCGAATGCCCTCAGTATTAGATTCAGTGATGGTCGTATGCTCCTGCCCGCAGAAAGGGCAAGGCTTCAGCGTTTCCTTTTTCATCGTTCAGATCTCCTTAAACATCTTCACGCCAGCCACGGTGTAGTCAGCCGCCGGGCCTATATAACCGTAAGCAAAAGCAACGACCGGGTGCCATGCGCCATTGGCGTAGACTTGCAGTGCATCGCAATGCGTCTCGGCTTCCGCGCTGTGAATCCACTGGCCAGACCGGCGGCATCCCTTCCAGCGGAACCAGTTGTAACCCCTTGTGGGCACAACATAACTAACGCTGTCCGCATCAGCTACTTCCCGGATGCGCCTGCCCCGAGCTGCGTTCTCGTAAATGTCCATCGTTCAGCCCTCCCTTACTCTTTGACTTCGCACACGTCGTCCACTTCGTAGACATCCAGACCGTGCCCGGTCTCGTCGATCAACCGCTGCACTGCCACGTTCCGGGCATCCACCGGGTCATCAGCAAGGACCTCGTAGCAGTCACATAACTTATCAACCGTGTTGTAGACATACACCTTATAGCGCTTCATGATTCAGTCCTCCAATTTCAAGCCTTAAACTCTGGGCAAACTGCGCCACGGAAGTGGGTGAGACGGATCGCGTGCTTCAGCTCCTTCTCGCTCATGTAAGCGGTCTGGAGCTGGCTGACGAACTTGATTGCCCACCACAGGCCCTGCACGGTGTTGCCGTTCAGAACTGCCCACCGCTTTGCATCGGTCGGAGCAAGAGCGTGCCGCTTGAGGGTGTTATTGCAATCTGCAATAAAGTTGGCCGGAATGTTGATAGATAAAGAGTTCATGGTGTTTTCATCCTATTTTTTGCTCGGTTTTCCGTGCGTTCTTCCTTGCTTTTGTCTAGCGATTGTGTTATTCTGTAAGTAACTTGGGTTACTGTGTATAGTATAGCAGTAACTTTGTAAACTGTAAAGCGTTTTCGGGTAACTTTTCTAACTTTGTAAAAGTTATACAAAAATCAGGCGGTGAATACTATGACATTTTACGAGAAGTATTTGGAGCTATGCGCCAGCGTGGACAAGACTCCATCCGGTGCGGCGTTAGAGATGGGGCTTTCCAAGCCAACCGTGAACCGCTGGAAGAATGGCGGTGGCATTACAGATGCTACTGCCAGAAAGGTTGCAGCATATTTCGATGTTCCCGTTGACTACCTCACCGGCCAGACCGATGATCCAGCACCTGAGCAAAAAGAAAAAGCCCCCCAGTCAGACGTTGACCGCCTGACGGAGGGCTTGAATGCCGAAAGTATACGGAAGCTGAGAGAATATGCAGAGCTGCTCCTGCTTGGGCAGGAACAAGGGAAAGAAAAGCTGTAAAGTACAGACATCCTACTATAATAATAGTGTAAAAATGTATAAAAGTGTTGTAAATATCACTTATAAGTGATATAATAGTATAGGCGCAGACAGGATGTGGTTATATTGAATGATCTTGAAACACTGCTGCAACTAGTGATGTTGCTTGCAAAATATGGAAATTCAGTTATTGTTCATGATGTTTTCCGAGATGAGCTTGCTGGCTTACTTGCAAAATCAGGTTCAGAGGATAAGTTTTTCAAACGTTTAGCATCGTATATTCAACAGCTTGTGGAAAATGGGGAAGCCGCAATTGGCCCTCCGGGTGCACCGATCGAACATTTGGCAGGGCAAAAGAACCTTTGTGCTATGAGGTTCAAACTTGGAATTTCAAATCTTCGGGTTTTCTTTGTTTATAAAGATGGTTTAATATACTTGCTATCTTCTTTCTACGAAAGACAAGGACACAAAAACACTGAATACAGTACCCACACACCTATTGCTAAAACGCGTTTTGCAGAACTTATGGAAGGAGAATGAAAATGTCTCATAGAACAACATTGTCTGACCTTATCGCTGCCATAGCCAAAAACATGACTACTGCCGAACTTGCAAAGGCCGTTGTAAATATCCAAATTCAGCAAATGATACACGACACCCGCATGGCAAAAGGCTGGGCGCAAAAAGATCTTGCTGATAAAATGGGGGTAAAACAAAGCCTTGTTTCCCGTTGGGAAAGCGGGGATTGCAACTATACCATCGACACTTTGATTGACATTGCCGATGCTTTGGGGCTGTCGGTACAGTGCCCTTTGAAGCCCGATGAAAGAATCATGTCCACCGAACCTGAAAATGTGAAGTCTGATGCTGCAAACAACACAGCTTTTAAAACGCCTGACTTTTCTTCGTCAAGGTTGATTCGGTTCCCTGAAACACCTAAAAAGCCAACCGGAGGTGCACACAATGGATGCAAAGCAGTTTGAAGCTGACATTCAGTATCTTGGAAGCTTTCTTACGGAATGCTCTTTTGATAATAATATCATTGATGCTGTGTCGCAGTGTGAATTAACGCATCAGCTCTCCGTTTCTATCAGTGAGCAAGTTCCAATTGATGATCCTTCTAAGAAGGCTGCTTATGTCAGGCTCATTCTTGACGGCGTTTATTCATTGCAGGATGGCTCAGAAGCTTCCTGCAAGTATCACATGGTTATACACGGCAAGTTTATGATTGATAAGAGCGTACCTGACGAAGATTTTGAAACAAAATTGTGGTTCAACGGCTCTGCAGCGGTGTATGGCATTGCCCGTTCAAAAATGGAGGTTATGTCCTCTATGGTTCTTAATCATGGAAAAATCGAGCTTCCAATGGTCAATATGTACGAACTGCTCAAAGCTCAGTTTGAAAAAGAAAACAAAAGTTAATCCTCGTTCTATGTTTATCCTCCGGGAATGACGGGGTGCCATGTGGCGTAGAATATCATTCACTTGTAAGAGCGGGGTTTGCTGAATGCAGATCCCGTTCTTTGTTCGCTATTAAAGCAAAAGCCCATCGGCAAAGCCGAAGGGCCAATGTATAAAGGAACCGTTTCAATCAGTCCCTTCATGTGCGAGCTGGGTTCTTCGCAGCGCGGCAGCGTATACTTCCAGCTTTTTGCGGTTATCCTCTGAGAGAGTTCTGTACGCCTTTTCAATGTATCGCTCGTCCTCCTCAACACCCGGGGTGTTTCCGAGAACAGCCGTTTTATCCTGCATCTGCGTGTTACCTCCATGGTTCCATTTTTTGTTTTGTTGACCTCGCCAAAGCTCACAAAACAACTGCTCACAACCATATGTTACATCAAACGGTTGTTGCTGTCAACAAATATCAAAAAATTTGATGCTTTTGCAATTTCAACCGAAAGGAGCAGAACGATGAAAAAGAGAACGAACACAGCGTTTTGGGTCGAAAAGGAAAAGCGCTGGTGCATCGCAGTTCAGAAGAACGGCACCCGCAAGCGCTTTTACAGCAGTACGCCGGGTCGAACAGGACAACGGGAAGCAAACGCAAAAGCGGATGCCTGGCTTGATGATAGCATCAGAGACGGAAAAAAGAAGGTCAGCGCCCTTTATTCAGAGTGGGTGGAAGAGCTGAAGCTCACCTGTGGCACATCCTATGTTACGCAATGCCAGCGTTACGGGGACTGCTATATCCTGCCGACCTGCGGGAACATCCGCATTGACGAGCTGACCGAGGGCGACCTTCAAAAGGCAATCGACGTTTCGTTTCGGAAGCGATCCCAGAAGAAGAACCAGCGCAAGCCGATTTCAGACAAGCCATTGAGCCGCAAAACGCTTATGACGATTCGGGCGGCGGAAACCGCCTTTGTCAAGTGGTGCCGAAGGAACAAGTACACGACACTGCATCCTGATCTGTCTATCCCGAAGAATGCGAGAATGGGAAAACGCACAATTCTTCAGCCCACCGCTCTAAAGGTGCTGTTTAGCGTAGATACCCGTACCTACTACGGAAAGCCGGTATTTGACGAGTACATCTACGCCTACCGCTTTGCAGTTGCGACCGGCCTTCGTCCCGGAGAGCTGATTGGCTTATGGTATGGAGACATCAAAGGGAACACGGTCAACCTTCGGCGCAGCATCAACGTGCACCGGGAACAGACGACCGGAAAAAACGAAAACGCAATCCGCTCTTTTGACATGGGCAAGGAAGCTCGCGAGGCATACGAGGCACAGGTGCAGCTTCTGAAGGCTCAAGGTATACTTCTGAACTACAATACCCCGCTGTTTCAGATCCCGTCAGAACACGCGCTCTATCGCCGCTGGGAATCCTATCAGGAAGCAAACGGGCTTGAGCCGAAAGTTTCACTTTACGAGCTGCGGCACACCTTTGTCAGTGTTGAATCCAGCGTCCTGACTGACAGCCAGCTGAAGATGCTGGTCGGTCACAGCAAGAACATGGACACTGCCGGAGTGTATCGGCACGAGCTTGACGGTCAGAGGGAAGATCTTGCTGCCGCTACCACCGCGGCATTCAAAAAGGCACAGGCCTGACTCTGGTAACAGTTTTGGTAACACTCTTTTTTGTAAACGTAGCAAAATACATGGGCCACAAACCAACCAAACTACCTTTTTAGCAAGTGCTTAGGCGCGTTGCAGATATGTTTTTGACGTCACTCAATCATTTTTTGTTGTTCGACTCCCATCGCCTCCACCAGTAAAAAGCACCTAGATTCGCTAAAATCTAGGTGCTTTTCTTTGCTTATACCACACTATTTACCACGCTTTTGAATGCATCTTTGTATAAAGAGGTGCTTTCGATTGCTTCACGGTGTTCAGGGGCGAGCTGTATCATGCGTTCAAGAAAGGCTCTTCGTTCTTCCAACTCGCGTTCCATTTTCGGCATTTGCTCTTCCAGATATTCCACGGTGCGTTCCTGAACGCTGCCATGACTTTTCCATGCACAAAAGCCGGTTCCATTCCATGCGCGTTCTGAAATGATCTCGTCATGCCAGCGGAGAAGGGTTCTGTTTTTTGATAACGTGTAAAGTGCCGCGCGTTCGCTGGTGTGTACGGCACTGCTGCTGATTCCATCTTCGCGAGCGATGTCAGCAAGCGGTGTTTCGGCGAAATAGTGACGACGGATAATATCAGCTTGTCTACGGGGGAGCGTGTCGATTGCTTTTTCTAAGTCGTTGTGTAGCTTCTCGGTATAGTTATTGTCTTCGACGTTTTGGAATGCCTGAGAGGCTGCGGGGTCTTCGATGAGATCGCTTCTAACTGTGGTATTTTCATCGTCGATGTCCAGATGTACATCAAGACTTGTGCAGCTGTTCAGAAGATTTGCAGATTTTCTTACCCATTTGCCCTCTTCTGTGATCTCGATGCAGCTATGCTCTCCCAGCACAGCGCGGTTTATCTGAGACTGCACATAGTAGCTTAGAAGAGTTGTAAAGGAACCTTTTTCCGAGTCGTAGGCTTTGGCGGCAGCCTGAACAGCGAAGAACGCTTCTTGATCGAAATCTTCCATTGTTAGTCCGGCTGAATCGGCAACGGATTTGTTTTTGTTGTACCATTGCCAAAACAGACTATGGAGTAGACTTTTGTTGATCTCCCAGAGTTGGCCTAGTGCGAAGCTGTTACCAGATGCAGCGAGAGCGGCAAGAGCTGCGTTTGTGGATTGCTGATCAGTGTGATTTGTGCGTGGTTCATCCATTGTGCTACTCCCCTTTTTGTGGTTCAGATGAGATTGTGGTTCATCACTGGTTCTTCGGCCTTCTCTGAGAGCTTTTGCGGCGGAGAAGGGAAAGAATCACCTTCCCGGAGCAGTGCGGCCCGTTCGGGAGAAACCGGCACACCTCCCAGAGCGATACTTTCAAAGAGGGCGGATTCTTTCGGGCTGCAAAAACCTTTAGACAGTTCAACCGAAAGAACCCTGTGCTTTTCATGAACCAGAAGCTCAACAAGCCCGCTCAACGCCTCGATGAATCGCGGGACTGTTTTCACAGTGCTGCCATCGTCCAGATGAAGAAGGAAGCGGGAAAACGGAGCACCCTTGACAGCTTCCCGTTGGGCTATCAGCGCTAGGATACGTTTTTGGATAGCGTCAAATCGTTTCATTTCCTGTACCTTCCAGCTCGTTCAATTTGGCTTCCAGTTCCGTCAAGCGCCGTTCCTGTTCATCGGCGCGGATGGAGCTTAACACGGCATTTCCGGCGTATATGATGGTGTTTGCCTGTTGTGGGGCAATCTCGCCATTCAAGACCATGTTGGAAATTCTGGTCATAGCTCTGCGCACCTCGCCCGGATTAGTCATTTTGAGGTGTTTCTTTGTGGTCATGGTGAATTGGTTCACCTCCTGAGAAAAAGAGGGCGCACAGGTTGCCCCATGCGCCCGGATGATGCCTTATCAGGTGGTAGCCTGATAGTAAATTGCCTTTGCCTTGTTCTGAAGCACGAAAGCGTCATACACCACGCGGCCCTCCACCAGACTGCCAGAAATGCCCGGCGGGTCGGAGTGGATGCGGTAATCCTTCAGCTTCAGCGGGGCCACGGTCGCGCAGGGGTGGCACAGCATAAATCCAAACTTAGAGGGCAGGCGGCTGGCGGGCACCTTCTGCACCGCTGCGCCGTCCAGATTGGATACCACACCACGCAAGCGCATATCCTCGCCCACCTCGGTATCAAGGACGATTTCCTTGCACTTCTTCATGATACGGTAAATCTCCGGGGTGACGACCAGCACGCGGCCAGTTTCGGGCACGCCTGCTTCATCCATCAGGGCACCGGCCTTGCAGATCTCATCATAGATGTTATCGGTAGTCAGCTCCACGGCTGCGGGCTTTGCGCCTGCGTTGGTGCACATAACACCGTAGGTGTACGCGTCCACTTCGGGGATAACCACCTCGCGGTTCTGGCGGGCCAGAGCGGTTGCACCGGAAAGCTGCTGCTGCGTTTCGTCCTCGTCCAGCTTATCAATGACAAAGGTGAAAGAGCGGTCTTTCTCGATGGTCAGCGGGTAGGTGGTGGCATTGAGCTGTTCCACCTCACCAAAGCGGCTGCCGGTAGCGGGGTCGCCATTGCGGGCATAGTCGTTCATCTTGCCGGTGCTGACCTTGTACACGCGGACGGTCGCTGCGCCGTCCCATGTGAAATCCTGATTGGTCACAAGGCTGCGTTTGCTCTCAGTGGTAAACTGTTCGTCTACCTTGGGCAGAAATTTAGTAGTCAAATCTACGGTTGCCATAATTCAAATCATCCTTTCGGTTTGAATGCGTCCGCGATCGCGTCATGAAAGCCAGAGGAAAGCGTGGCACCGAGAGCCGATGCAGAGAAGCGGGCAATGCCGCCAGCGGGCAGGATCGCGCCTGGATCAGATGCGGAATACTGCTTGACGTACTCGTCAAACCCCACGATCTGACCGCCCTGCAATGCAAAATCCTGCTCTTTGCACTGGGCAAGGAAATACTGCCGGGCGCTCTCGCTGGAAAACTTCAGTCCTGCGGCCTGCTGTGCAAGGGCATTATCAAGCTCCATGTGCTCAAGGCGCTGGGCGGCGCTCTGCTCTGCCTGTGTGGCCTGTTCGGCTTCCTGCTGGGCTTTCAGATCTGCCGCTGCCGTCTCGTGCAGCTTGTCCAACAGCGCGGTGAACCTCTCCGGGTCGGACGTGTCCAGCAGGTCAAGGAAAGCTGTGTCATAGCCTTTGGCCTTGCAATGATCTTCACAGGCTGCACGGCTCTCTTTCTGCTGCATGGCCTGTTCACGCTGCTGCACGGCGGCTTCCCGCTCATCCAGAGCGGTTGCACGTTCGTCCTGTTCGGCTGCGCCTGCTTTTACTCTATTCAATCGTTCGCGGACGATGTTGTTTACTTCTTCTTGGGTGAACACCTTGCCAGTGCTGCCGTTTCCCTCCGGCTGAGTGGTGGTTTCCTGCTGGTTGGTGTTCACAGTGGTGGTTTCGGTCATGGTTGCGTCCTTTCCCGGCTATACCTGAGCCGTACAGTGAAATAAAAAAGCACAGAGAACCGCTCGAAGCGTTTTCCCTGTGCCTTATGGCCTCCGGACTTTCTCCGGCGGTACTCTATGCCTTATGCTCCATTATAGAACGTCTGAGGGGGAATTGTCAACGGTTTTCTTTGGTGTGATGCGGCTTTTTCGGATTTGTAACGGTCAAAAACGCGGCAGAAACACCGGTGTTGTTAATGTTTTCGTGTGCTCTAGCGGTGGGGTGCATCCGCCTCAGAGCGTCCAGCGTGGCCGCTGCTGTGGCGTTTTATTCCGTCGTGAAAGTGATCTTGATTTTCATTTGCCGATCTCCTGCGCGGCTTTCTGCGCCGCTTGCTGGTAGCTCATTCCGGTGGGCGCGAAGACGGCCACTTTTTGAGAGTCTACGAACCCAAAACCACCACACTGGGAAAACGCATTGCTGCGGGTCACATAATACTTGCGGCCAGCGATGCAGAACAGGTGAATGGGGCGATTTGCGAATTTCAGAGTAGTCAACATGATAGAATCCTCCTTACATCAGGCCATTTTTCCAACAGGCCACAGCGCCGATCAGGCACCACAGCAGAAGCGGGGCGATACACTGAAAATGATACAAAGTCATTGCGAAAATCCTCCGTTTTTGATAAACTAGAGGCGGTATATCGGCTCTGATAATCGAAATACCGCCTATTTGCCGCCCTCGCTGCTGGAACAGTGAGAGCGGCTTTCTTTATGCGGTCATGTAGGGGTCAGGCGGTCTTGCTTCCCGGTCCGATCTGGGCGGCGGGTGCGATGTTCTGCTTCAGCTGAGGAACCGCTTCAGGCTGCCGAAACTCCTGCAATGAAGCATTTGCCAGCATCTTGTTGAATCCGGGACGAATGAACTTGTTCAGTTCGCTTTTGGTGTTGTGGTTTACCAGATTGCACAGCTCACGGGGCGAACCTGCCCAGCGCTGAACCACAGCGGGCAGACTCTCGAAAATCTGCTGTGCGGCTTCCAAACGCTCGCTCTTGTCTTCTCCGGCATAGCCGCCGTTTGCATGAACTGCATAGCAGTCGGAAATCCGGTGAGCAGCGCTCAGAGCTTCGCTCCACATGGCTGCATCAGAGGGAAGGCGCTTGCGCAGAATATCCCGGATAACGTCCTGCCAGTCGGCGAGAAACTGCTTCTGATAACGGCACTTGCCCAGTGCTACATAAAACGCGGATTCCGCAATCTCGTCCGGCACAGTGCCCAGATTGGCCGTGTAGGCTTTCAGCTGGGCCGTTGCAGTTTCGTCGGAAAGGTGCTGCTCGAAGTAGTCCATGCGGGTCTGCATCAGTTCTTTCAGTTTTTCAATGGTCATTTCAGATACCTCCGTTCATGTTTTTCAGATTGTTCAGAATGCGGGTCAACTGGTCGCTGGAGCTTTCCTCCAGCGGTGGCGTGGTGGTCGGCTTGTCCTTATCTAGTGGATAGAACTTCAGCCAGCCTTGCCGGGTGGCCTGTTTGACGATTTCCACCCATTCGCACGGCTGAAACTCGTCATCCAATTGCTGGCACAGGCTGCGCCGCATGGTGTCAGTTAAGGTCTTGCGCTTTTCCCTGCGCATTTGGTCATAGGCCCGAAGGGCTTGCAATAGCTCGCTGTCACCGTTGGAAAAGTCGGCGAAGATATCGAAGGTCGGAAGAGCAGAAGCGCTCGCCGCGTCAGCGGAAATCTCCCTATCCTTATCCTCTTCCACCTTCATTTCCTTATCCTTATCCATGTCCATATCCGGTTTTTCGTTTTCAGAAAGAAGGGTTTCCGATTTTTGCAAAGGGGGCTTTTTAGGTCTTCCACCTTTTTCGCCGCTCTCCTGATATTTTCGGCTCTTGTCGAGGTTGGGTTTGACTAAAAGCCAGAGGGGTTGAAGTGACTTTTTGAGAGGAACTTCTTCGCCGTTTATTCCATACTGAGCGATTGCGAAGAGAAAATCTCCTCGATCTTTGACGCTGAGTGTGCGGGTTGCCTCAAGATAGGACTCGAAGAACTTGAAACTTTTTGCCATCATGCACCCCGCTTTCTTGGCTCTTCATCAAAGAAAAATGCCCCGATTTGGTCGCGGGGAATGTCCAGCACTTCGGCTACACGGGAGATTTCCCATGTGGTGAATGGCTGCTTGCCTTGCATCCGGGCGCAGAGCGTGGAAGGAGCCATACCGGCCGCTTTTGCTACTTCGGATTGCTTCATGTCGCACTCGACAAAACGGACACGAAGCCGTTTGAATGGTCTGTACACATTATTCCTCCTGTTCGATGATATCGGTCACATCCACGCCCAGTGCACGGGCAATTTTGCCCACAGTGGCGGGCATGACATCTTTGCCTTTGTTGATGCTCACTGTGGTCTGTGCTGACACAACCGCGTTGTCGCGGAGATCGCGCTGATTCCAGCATTTGCGAGCAAGGGCAAGGGTTAGCTTGCTTTTGGATATCTTCAT